GGTGCACAGGTGGCCTACCTGGCGACGTCAATCAAAAACTCCGAGGATATGACCCTTGTAGCCTCGGTAATGCCGATGAATGATGCCAGCTCTGCTGTCGTCTCTAACTATCAGTCGCAGCGCGCCGATGGTACCGGTCTGTGCATTGGTACTCAGTTGGGGTTTGATATCAACACACCCGCAGACGGAAACGTTCAGACCACGTTTAACCATGGTGTACTGGTAAACGGTATTTCGACTGGCGCGAGAGCAAATACTCCTGATGCGCCCATTAACACATGGAGTCTTATTAGCGGGAGGGTAAAAAATTCAGCTCGTACCAGAACGGTAAATAACCTGACGACGGGAACAACCGGTGTGAACAGCCCGGCACTGAACCCAGCGGATTTGGGAGATTTCCTGCGTATAGGATCGGCGTATAACAGCCAGTTTGGTGGGGTGGTGAGAGTTTGCGAGGTCGCAATCCTGAGCGGGTATCTGGCTGACGCCGATTTTGCATTACTGGTACAGCTGATGCGCGCCAGTGCGGCAAAAAAAGGGATTGTGGTATAGATCTAACAAAAAATCCCCGGCAAAGAGCCGGGGAAAGCGATGAATGACATTATTGCTGTGTGCGTCTTTGCGCACACATTATCTTCTAAGAAAATTCTCTTTATTTCCAGATGTTCCTCAATCAAGTGCTTTGTTTCGCCATTGATGGTTGTGTCAGCTAAAGCTATAAATTCCAGGCTGCCAGAACAGGAGCAACGAGAGCATCGCCCCACTGTGCTCCCCCAAGCTCACCGGGGTGGACATCGTCAGGTAACGATACAGTCTGAACGCCCGTATCACTGGTTGCTGTGATAGTTTCGTTCATTCCGTATTTGTAGCTCAGCTGTGCCCATGCAGGGGCGACGAGAATTTTCTCGCTGATACGGTTATCAAACTTGCGCAGCTTCTGCGTGATCCACTTAGCGAATTCTGGCCAGCTTTGAGGGGCGCTTACACCTGACCAGCCAAATGCCTGGTGAGAAATCACAAACCGGGCGTTGGCGATTTTTTCGCGGAATTTGGCGATCATGAATTCCTGCGCATCAACGGTCTGCTGAGGCGTATAGCTGTAGTAGAGGTCGTTGTATCCGAGCTGAATGACCACCACCAGTTTATCGCTGGCGCTCACCCCTGACGCCGCCATCCACGCAGTCACATCAAAAATGTGATACCCCGCCAGATTAGGGTTATCTGCATAGCTCTGCCCAGAGTAGGCCTTATCGTAACAGTACTGAGGATAAGCGGCGAAATCGGCAGCTACCGCATCTCGCAGGAAGGGCTGCGAGAAGTTCGTCTTCTGCGTCTTCCCGATATAGTCGAACGTCGTCCAGCCCCCACGACCGTCAAATGGGATACCATCCGCCGGTGTATTTGGAAGTGTATACTCCCCATCGTCTGTCATGCCGCGTGTTTTTCGGGAGCCTGCGCCCGCATATATCGCCCCTGTCGCGTTGAGTGCAAAATAAAGCCACGGAACGCACCGTTCTCCAAGACTATCCATTATTGTGGCGACTTTTACGTTTCCTGTCTGAGTCGCCGCCAGTTTAGTGAACGCAGCTTTCTTCCGGAATACATTACCAGAACCGTCTGCCCGCGCGTTGATGTTCAGCGTTGGCCCATTAATTTCCGATGGCATTATCATCGCGTCAGGAACTACATCTTTAAGCAGTACCGATTTACCTTCATACCCATGACTGGAAAGAACGATGTCTGTGTTGTTGTGCCATGGTCGGGTACCACTGACCATATTGGCACCGTAAAAACGCAGCGGGCGACCATCCACTGCATAGAAGTATGCAGGGAAAATCACATCTGTATTTTGATCGGTGGCCTGGCCGTTCTCCAGAGCTGTTACGCGGCTGTCAAGGGAAGCCGAAGCGGCCATCAGGCCATAAAGGATAGCCGTTGCTGGCGTGAAAAACACCCCGTTTGCAGAGATAGGGATCATGGTTACGTCAGCAGAATATCCTCCAGCTTTGGCTGATGAGTATACACCCCAACCGGAAAATACCTGCCCCGAGGCTATCGGCAAGTCAATTTCATGATAATCCCCATCAGCTACCAGAGTTCTTTCATTTGCCCCCCAGTTGCTTCCGTTCCTGCTCTGAATTTTTAAAGCTGCATTCGATGAAGATATTTTGTACATCATCTTTACGGTGTTCAATCCGCTGATATTGTCCACCGTGCTTATTGCCTGTTTGTAAGCCACACCAGCATCACTTAACGTGTAGGTGTAAGGCGAGCTTTTTACAAATGAATCAAATGTTGAGCTTTGGGACAGTATGGCCAGAACAGCGTTAGCTGATGCCACTGCCGAATACAGCGAATCAATCTGCTCTGTCAGCGCATTTTTTTGCCCGTAGTTTACTTCCGCGAAAAAAGACCCTGCGGATATTTCCGCCTTGGTATACAGTTTTAACTGCTTTGTGTCTGCCGCGGCCACGAGTGTAATGGTCTGCCTGGCACCACCGCCGGCGAGTTGCACTTCGTCACCCGTCCATGCGCTGCCGTTTGCTAATCTAGCGAATAATCGCCCGGCTGTGGCATCCAGAGAATAGCTAAAAATCAAAGAGCCGCCAGAGGGCACGTTAATATTCGCATACATCTCCGAATAGACGCCCGTCGAATTGACGTAGTTTACTCGGTTGTTATTAACCTGCGAGAAAACAGAGAATGGATATCCGGTATTATTAACCCACAAATCCACAGAACCAATACGCGCCTTTCCATTTAAACTGGAAATGCTATCCAGTGAGTTAAGAATTGCTGTGGTAATAGCATTCTTCTTCGATGCGTAGGCGATAATCGATAACTGAACAGTGGTTGCAAGCCTTGTATTCACCCCGATAGCCAGGAGCGTTGCTGTAGCTGCAGTAGCGGTAAGCTGCACTTCCTGCCAGTCATTTGAAGAGGTCAACGTTGGCTGATTACTCACAAATGTGCCGTTCAGCGATGTTTTTAATCCAATGGTTGGGGCGCCGCCGGTTCCGCTGTATTTATAACGGACAGTGATAGTATCCCCTACAGCAACAGGAGATAATAAAGCTGAGTAAGCCTCTCGGTACGCAATAGTGCTTACAGCAGCTACATTCATAGATACCGCGTTTTCATTCGGCGATGACAATGTATCAAAGGGATAAAGGTTGTTATTAACCCACGAATCAACAATACCAATGACCATTGATGACTGTGACGGCATTTTACGGCCGGTAGGTTGTAAAGTTCCTGCTGTATTAATTACCTCAATAGCAAGCGCGGAATCATCAGGGCTGCGGTAATACGTGGCGCTTCCTGTCGGAATATTCGCGATGTCCGCCTGTGCCGCCGCCAGCGTCGCATATTGCTTACTGAGCGGGATCAGGTTCTGCCTGACTTCATCATTTTTCGCCATCATTCCGCGCCAGGTATCCAGCTCAACGCCAGCGCGATCTGGTTCAGTCAGCGCAGACCCATTTACCAGCTTATCCAGACGCTCAGCGTTATCGAGCAGCACAGCGGGAGACGTGCTCCCCAGCTCCGGGTTAAAGGCCATGTTTTTTGCTCCAAAATGAGGTTTCGCCCAAACGAGGGTTTGAGCGAAAGAAAAGTTGAAAGGGATTTTTTTGGTATTAAGCAGCGTCGCCGGGGTATGTGGCGTCGTCGTACTGGTAGAAAATTTCTTTATATTCAGGTGCAGTAATCTGACAGTTGCTGTCACCTGATGGGGCAACCTCCTGGACTATCCCATGCCGCGCACCCTTTTCACTGTCGCAGAACAATAACTTCGGCAGATCAATATCTGGGTCGTCCATAATCCAGTCGCCGGGATGCAGGTCGTCGTTGTACGGCACCGTCAGCGTGAAATCATCTACCCGTTGCGGCGTGAGCATTCGCGATGATGGTCGACCGTCCTGAAACTGTATCCAGCAGCGAGGATTCGCGTAGCTCCAGTCCAGTGGCTCCGTAACGTGCAGCGTAATTTCCTGGAAGTCGTAAATCATCGCGTCAATCAGGCAACTTTGGGTTTTCCCGGTTCGAATGTCGTCGGACAAAATGATGTGATCACCGAAGTCATGACACCATCCCAGCATCGAAGTCGTAGCCGTATACGTTCGGCGTTGGTGGAGATATTTCATTAACCGACGCATCCCGATACGCCAGGCGCGATCTGCAGTCATGGCAACATCAATGGTGTATGCCTCCGTTTTGCGCGGAAAAGGATTTTCCGGCGTCCGGCACTGTACGGTTTCCTCCGCCCAGGTCACAGGGTTGATATATTTCACATCCACGCCATCAAAATCATCCTCCGACGGGACCCTGAATGACGTCTGCATTTCCTCGACGGTATCCTGAGGAGTAATGATACCTGTCCAGCTTTTGACGCCCTCTCTCCCGACAGAAAGCAACCCGTCAGACAGCAGAAAATACCCCATGCCAGCCTCGGCTATTTTGTCGAAAATATCCTTTGCTGACGTGCTGTCACTGCTTGCCTGGTGATCAAAATATTCTCCCCTTGGCGTCCAGTAGGTGGCCTCCAGCGTACTGAGCCCCGCAATGTCGATCTGGTCGTCGCGATATCCCAGACTGCGGGCAAGATGCAGGAACGCACCGCTGATTGTCCTGTCACCACCGCCATCATAGTTTCGCGTGGCGACAACACTCACACGCTTGTCTGACTGCGCCGCCAGCTGGCCGCCGGTTTCAACCGTGATCCCTATTGTTGATATCCCTGCGTAGGAGATTGGACGGGAAAGCAAACGACCTCTGAGCGCCTGCCAGAACATGCTGTCTCTCGCGTTGTTGCTCCCCTGCTCGTTACGGCGGCGGCATCGAACCTCCACCAGCCCAGGAGAGGGCAGATCAAAACGCTCTGTAAAACCGAGGCCATTAATGTTTTTAAGCGCGTAAATCCCTGGCTTACTCGTCCATCCTGATCCGGAACCATAAACGCGATACTGGATTTCATACTCGACATGGCGGACCCGCTTATTCCCGTTGTTCTGGAACCCGCAAATTCCGTTTGGGAAAGCAAAGTTGACCTCGAAGGCGTCCACAACTTCATTCTGCGGGCAGGCCAGAAAGGGGCCTAGCCAGGTTTCATTATCGTTAATACCAGACGCGGCAAAATCCACGACGGTACGGGTCATAAAGCCTGACCAGGTGCTGTCAAAGACACCGTTAGCCACACGCTGTACGGTCGCAGAGGGACCATCAGTAGACGCTATCTGGTATTCGTTGCCACGGTGCGCCAGGGAAATCCGCTGGGTGCCTTCCGGCAATCCGGAAAAGGCAGTGCCAGAATCGTATGCCAGCGTGACGCTGGCTGTTACCGCAGGGCTTCCGCCGCTGGAGGCTGCACCAGCAGTAAATACCGGGCTGTCACCAAATACTGACGCAGGCAGGAAAGATGACGTAATGGAACCGCCACGCCAGGGGCTGGAGATCTCGACGATACGTATCACGCCGCCATCATCCTGAGCAATGAGCCCCGAACCATTCAACCCGCCATTAATCGCTGTGAGCAAGCCAGACATTGTGCCGTAGTTGGCGACCAGAGATATGGTATAGGTGATACCCTGCCAGGTCAGAGCAAAGGTCTGGCTGGTTGTCGTAAAGTCATACGTTGACGGCGACGCACTGGCGCGTAATACCGCAGTCGCTCCCCCTGTTCCCGGAACGGCGTCCTGGTGAGGGGTATACGTGGAGATCTGCAGATCATAGTCAGTACCGTTAAACGTTAGGGTGACAGGCATTCCGCTGAATGGCGCAATTTCTGACACGACGTCTCCTGCCAGCACGTTAAAACCGCCCTCGATGGATACATGATAATTCACTGGCGCTTTCAGGGTGACAATTGCACCGGCGATCCAGCCAGGAGGAAGTTTGTTCTCATCCTCGTCTTCATCATTATCATCATCGACATCGAGGCCAGAAAACGAGACAGAGGCACCGCTGACGGTCATGGCATCAGCAACGATATCACTGGCTTCAGGGGCAGTCTGAGCCATATCGAGGCCGCTGCCGCTCGACGTTCCCCCAACTTCCGTTGAGTTGAACCATATCTCACTGCGACGATCCCCGGCCACATTATCGCCAGGCCCATAGCTGGTATATGAAAAGCCCTCACCTAAGGTCAGCGCCGGAGTTTCTCCTACCCGAAAATCTCCACCGGTATAGGAGAAACGCCCATATCCAAGGCAGACAAACATTTCGACCGTCATTCTGGTGGGATCAGCAGGGTCGAATCGCGTTACCGGCTGCACCAGGTAATCCGGGTAAATCCGGTTTCGCCCAAAAGCCTCCCTAACGGGATCGCCAAGCTTCGCTGTATTGGCTTTAGCCGGAGTCAGATCCAGCGATGAAGCGTTACTGGATGAAAAGCCGCCCAGCTCTGGTTTTGGGGCAAAGAATAATGCATAGGCCGTAGAAGCAATGGATACGGCCACCGAAACCCACGCGGCAATTTCAAGACCCGTGCCATACGGAATGGGATATATCCGCACGTCACTGTCTGGCCGCAACAAACATAACGGCCATTCCGCCGGGGGGACTGCCTGGCCGTTCAGCTCGATCACGACAGGATGAGTTTTATCCTGTGAATAGCTCGGGACATTTCTGCACATCCACTCATGCAGCGTAAGCACACCATGATCGTGCTTTTCAAGGGGTTCACCCGGTAGCCGGGACGGGTAAAACTTTATCGTCATTGCCAGAACTCCACGCGGTTAAAGCGGCGGATAAATCGCGCCAGTGGCAGAAACGTAACCCCCGAGCCTGGATTACATTCCGCGACCTGCAGCTGGTTATCGAGCATCACAACAATCCCGACATGGGAAACCGTTGAACCCGAATAGCAGGCCACTCCGGCACCTTCACACGGGGCACAACGTTTCAGCGAAAGCATCAGCTTTCTCGCTTCCCGGTCGAGGCCCCCGCCGTCTTTGGTCACACCTGCAAAATCCGGCCATTCAGGTAGCCCAAGGTCGCGACGTATCTCATTCACAATGCCGAAGCAGTCGAGTTTTGGAAAAGAGCGACCGCCCTTCAGCCAGGTGACTGAACGGTATTTATCAGCGATAAACATATTTGCCTCAGATTAGTAACGTAAGCCCGGATGCTCGGCGAGGTTGTAACGTTTACGGGGCCAGGCTG